TAATAAGCCGTTGATGCCTGATGATATGAGATAGTAGGCTTAGACTCCATGTTAATAGTTATGCTATCAATAAATTTTGTATCTTCTGGTTCTGAATTGTTTTTCATATCGTGCAATTCCTGCAGCTTCCAGCCTTCGAGCTTAGAATTTTTATTAGGTTTTAATATCTTCTCATTATCCGTGCCTAATAAGTTTTCAAAACTCTCAACGTTAGCAACATATGATAACTTCCTGAATCTATATGTTAATTTCTCATTGCTTGCGCTTAACTCCTGCTGCATTTTCTTAATATCTTCTCTTGATACTTTGTTATAATATTCACTTCTTTTATATCCATATTTAACTAATAAATCTTTAGCTGCTTTAGTGAATAAGATAGTGGAATACCATACGGGCGCAAGTTTCGTACCCTTCTTTAAAATTATTTTGTATTCTTTATATAATTTTCTAAAGCTGGTCTGTGATATAAAGCCATTATGTTTAAAGCCGTGATAATTGTTATAAAGTTTTGTTGATATTTCATTCATACCCTTAAACGTGTAACCATGAAGCGCATTATATGTTTGATCCATGTTAAACAGCTCCAGATTGCCTGATTCCCATTCATTAGCAGCCTTATCTATCATAGGCATTAGAAGATCTATAACGGACTCCTTAATATCGATTGTAGGTTCGTGTTTTAATTTGTTAATTGTTAATGTCATAATGTTTTTGTTTCCTTTAATGTTTTTTGTTTTACTTATTTAAATTTTCTTTTTTCTGCTTCTTTTATAGCTTTCCTTGCTATTGCACGAACAGGTTTTAACCCCCCTAATTTTTCTTGTAAAGTATGTTCGTGGTCTGCTTCAAAAACTGTTACGAGATGACTAGCCATTTCATAAATGGCTTCTAATTCTTTTATAGACAATTTCATAATGTTTTTGTTTCCTTTAAGCTGCTGAAGTTTTGGAAGCTCCAGCAGCAATTTAATAAATGTTTTTATTTGTTTATTAACTTGATTTTTAATTCTTCTATTTCTTTTATATCTATTTCTTTTATATCTAAAAAACCAGAATGGAATTTATCAAACATTCCTAATTCCCCTGCATACCATATCAGGTCTTCAAGTATTTTCTTTTCTCTTTTCTTTATGTACATTTAATTTCCCTTAATAAATAATTAATAATTAGGTAATATTGGAACATTTTGTCAATTAGTTTGTATACTGATTTAAAGTATTAATTTTTGCATTTAGGGCTATTTTTAAAGAAAATGGCAAATAATGGTGTTTTTTTATTTATTTATACGTTCATTTTCTGCAAAAAATACACCAGCTATAACATTTATAAAATATACAAATACATCGAATATATACTATATTGGTTGACATACTATATAAATTGTGTATGTGTATTTCCTTCATATTGTAGCTGGATCATTTAACTGCATAAATTTCAGGAATTAAAGTTATATATTTTGTTTAATACTTGTATAGATTGTATCTGGTATGGGTAGTGATATATTTCACAATGCATCTGGTATGGGTTTTATATTTGTTTTGTATTTGTATAAATATAATTGCCTGTGTTTGTTTTGTACTTGTTTAATACTTATATAATATTTGTTTTGTTTTTGTTTTTGCGCTGCGGGGGGAAGACATAGAGCGACGAAGTATGAGGAGTGGCATGTCTTAGGGGTTTGTGGGGGGAATAGAGGATACCTCTGACAATTTAATTTTTACAAAAAGAGTCTGGTACTTACTCTATATATTATGTAAAACAATTATAGGAAGGCTGGTAAATATAAATTGATATTACTGTATGAAGGGAAAATTGATATTAATGTACAGTTATAGTACAGTTCTAGTACACTTTATGTACACCAGATACAGGAAAAATTAACACCCCTGAAAGGGAATTGGTGTTGATTTTCTCCTAATCGAAAACCAGACAGATCGTGCTGCTTGCAAAGCTGCTTGTTTATTCTAATCGCATTTATGAAGGAAAAATGTACAGTTTATGTACAGTTTATGTACACTTTTTACCCCATATATATAATAAAAAACCTTTTTAGTAGGTTTTTTATAAATGTATTTATATATTTATATATATATATCTTATATCTGCGTGTGTGCGTAAGGGAGTAGTGAAGGGAGAGCTGGGGAAAGAGATAGGAGCAGGTGGAAATATTAATAGATAACCACCTACTTGCTTGTTAATTGCTTTAAAGGAGAAAGCATCTAACCATTCCCTATCTGTATTTGTGAGGTAAACATTACCAAAACCCCACATATTAAAGGAGTTTAAATGAATAAACTATCTTTCTTGTACCACAAATATATTGCCAACACAATAAAAATAAGCTATATTTAGGACTATGCCAAAGGGAAAACCTGCAAAAGGGTACAGACAGGACAAGTTTAATAACCAGAACAGGTTTCTGGCAGCATATACTATCTGGGGAACTGACGGAAAGGCTAGAGATGCAGCAGGTGTACAGCAGGATAGGTTGTATAGATGGAAACAAGAGCCTGAATTCCTGCAAAAATACGCACAGGCACGAAAAGATTTCGGAGAACAGATAGAACATAAGGCTTATCAGCTCGTTTTACATATGCTTACCCCTGAAACTGATGATGAAGGGAAGATTGAGTATCACGCACAGGCAAGATTCTACCAGACACTAGTTATGTTTGTCCTGAATGGTATGTTCCCAGAGAAATATAAGGATCATAAAGGCGCAGAACAGGAAGCTGGAGATATTATGAAGTCCTTCAGGGAAGCTATTAAAACTGCAGGTAAAGAAGAAAAGAAAGAAAGCGAAGATAAACTTTCACTTGATTTAAAAGATATTATGGGTAAAGAAAAATGACAGACAGGACAGATGTCGTAAATGCTCTGTATAGCATGGTAGGTTTTACCCCAACCAAAGCACAACTCCCTATCCTGAACTCAGATAAACGATATATCCTCGTGGCAGGGGGAGAACAGGCAGGAAAAAGCATGATAGCAAGTAAATATCTCCTGTCAAGAGTGTTTGAAACAGAAGGAAAGGGGTTATATTGGCTCGTAGCTGCAGATTATGAGAGAACAAGGGCAGAATACGAATACCTTGTGGAAGATTTCACTAAACTTGGAGTGCTGAAGAAAGCATCCAAACGTGTTGACCCAGCTACAATAGAACTTGTGGATGGTACAAGGATACAGACTAAATCAGCCAAAGATCCTCGTACACTCGCCATGAGAGCGCCTGATGGTATCATCGGATGCGAGGCTTCACAGCTTGATCTTGAAACTTTCCACAGATTACGAGGCAGATGCGCTCCTAAAAGAGCATGGATGTTTCTTGGTGGCACTTTTGAAGGGTCACTTGGGTGGTATCCACAAATGTTCCAGACTTGGCAGTACGGAGAAGATGAATCACAATCATATTCCCTACCCTCCTATACAAATGTACACCTCTATCCAGAAGGAGAGAACGATATAGAAATATTAAAGCTGCAACGAATGACATCAGATGACTTTTTTAAAGAAAGAATCATGGGAATCCCCTCCCCACCAAGAGGTATAGTATTCCCTGAGTTCAGACCTGATACCCATGTACAGGAAATAGAATATATACCTGATGAACCTGTCCATATATGGATAGATCATGGATATGCCTCTGCTTATGCAGTATGCGCAGTACAGATTGTTAATGATGTGGTATATGTGTTTGATGAAATATACGAACAATCCCTCATTACTGAGGAAATGATAGATATAGCAATGCAACGCAACTGGTGGAAAGATGTACAGTTTGGTGTTACAGATATCGCAGGATATCAGCATCAGGCAATGTCAGCAGTAGCAGAAGTATGGCTTGATAAGGCTGGATTGTACATGGATGCAGAAAAAATCAGAATAAATGATGGTACTGAAAGACTAAAGTCCATGCTTAAACTAGACCCAAGTACACATCAGCCAAAAATAGTAGTTTCCCCCAGATGTCAGGGGTTATTATCTGAACTCGGCTTCGCTCCCAATCCATTCGACGGACAGACGAAAGTTTACAAATGGAAAACAGACAGGGATGGGAATGTGGTTGGCAATCAGCCAGAAGATAAGTATAATCATAGTGTTAAGGCATTAATATACGGACTTGTCAACAGGTTTGGGTATAGTTATCTGGCAGCACGAAACACAATTCCTGTGAGAAGGTGGAGGTAATAAATTAAGTATGGCTAGAAAACCAAAAGCAGAAGATATAATCAATAAAGTAGAAGCACAATATGATGCAACTGAACCATTAAGATCAAGAATGGATAAGGATTATTCCATTTACAGACTCGATCCATATGATGCAGGGGAAGATTTCCACAACTATACATCAAACGAACCAGCAACATTCGCAGATAAAATAATTTCTTTCCTTAACGCATCAGAACTAACTGCTCGCATTCCTGTAAATTCACAGGAGAGAGAACAAAGAGAAGCTAATGACCAGAAAGAAAGATTCTTTATCGGTACTCTGAGAAGCGCTGATGAAAGACTCAGAGCTGCTATACAGCCAGATGTTAAATCACAACTCGCTTGGTACATTACCCTTCGTGGATGGTACGCAGGCAGAGCTTTGCTTACTAAAAATAAAGAAGGGAAAACATTTGTGGATGTAACACCATTTGATCCCATGCACACATACTGGGCAACAGGATATGACGGCTTACTATGGGCTTGTTATAAAACTAAACGATCAAAAGAAATGATCGAATCACAATACAATACTAAATTAAATATGTCAGATGATTACGAGGACTGGATAGAAGTATATGATTATTACGACAGAGAATATAACATGGTTGTACTCTCTAATGGAAAGGTTGTTAAGAAAGCAACTGCTCATGGCTCTCCACAGGTACCAGTATTTTTGGGAGCAGTAGGAGCTACACCAGAAATACAGGCACTCAATCAGGCAGTAGCGATTGATGACACCATAAGAGATTATGGAGAATCTGTATTCAGACATAACAGGGAAATATATGATAAGAATAACCTTATGATGTCCATAATGCTCGAACTCACAGCTCGTGCAAGAAGGCAGGGGTTGAAGATTAAATCAAGAGATGGAACTAAAACACTCGATGAAGACCCTTACAAAGAAGGGACAGAAATTTCCCTTGCACAGGGAGAAGATGTAGAACCATTAGGACTCATGGAAATGTCAAGGGAAACAGGAGCTTTCTTGGGATTACTCTCAGGAGAACTGCAACGAGGAGCATTACCACATAGCATATACGGAGAATTACAATTCCAGTTATCAGGGTTTGCTATCAATACCCTAAGACAGGGGATCAATTCTATACTTGAACCAAGAATAAAATCACTAGAAGCTGCATATACAAGAATATGTATGCTCCTTAACGATCAGTATCTGACAGATGCCTTTGATTCTATGGAATTATCTGGAGAAGATATGAACAGAAATTACTTCTCTCAGGAAATTACCCCTGATGCAATAAGAAATGCAGGGGATATTATTATTAAATTCGTGGGTCAACTGCCTGAAGATGATATGTCAAAGATGAGCATGGCTCAGATGGCAAGAGAAGGACAATCCCCATTGCTCCCAGACCTGTTTATAAGAGATAAAATACTTGGATTACAGGATGGAGATTTAGTCGATGATGCAATTAAAGAACAACAGGCAGAAAGAGTATTACCTGAAGCAACACTATATACTTTACTTTCTGCTTCAGAGAACAGGGGAAGAGATGATCTTGCTCAGTTCTACTACGGAGAATTATTACATATATTAAGACAGAAGGAAATGGAAAGGTCACAGGCACAGCAGGCTATGCAGGGAGCAGCTCCACAGGGAGCAACCCCACCAACTACAGACCCAAGAGCAATGCCTAATGCTGCAATGGGTGTACCACCTCCCACACCAACACCACCACAGGGAATGGTAGCGCCAGAAACTCCAAGACCTAATGCACAGGAAGGGGAGATATAAAATGACACCACAGGAAATACAAGCTGCTTTAGCAAGAGGTATGAACTTTGATGCTATAATGGCACAACACGCAGCAGATATACAAAGAGAACAGGGAATGGACATGGGTCTTTCTATGGCTAGAGCAAGAACTGATGTGCAAAATATACAAAATGCAAGAGATGAAGGAATTGACCCTCCACAAACTGCATCCCCTTGGGCTGGAACTATTGGAGCGCAAGGCAGAAGATTAGATGAATTAAACAGATTATTAACAGGCGCTCCTCCAAGACCATCAGCTCCAGATTTAACACAATTAGGCGCACAGGCAATAGCTGCATTACCAGATATAAGTGGACAATTACAAGCAAGATTGGCACAACAGGCAATGCAGGATATGTCGATAGGGGATGTGGCATTAACTCCTTCGCAACAGGTAAGACAGGATGCTCTTATGGCACAATTAAGAGCCGAGCCACAATATCAGGCAGCATTTCAGACACAGGCAGATATGCCAACTGAGGCAGGAAGATTTGCAGCAGCAAAAGCAGCAATTCCACAAAACATCCCCAGAGATATATTGTCAGCATTACGAGGTATGCCACCATCTGCATTAAGAGATGAAAGTATGGCAGCAATACAAAACCTGCCTAATATACCACCTGATGTACCACTTGATCCTAATGAGTTTGCAAGATTTGCAGGAACGCAGGGAGTAGTTCCTCCAAGTGATATATCTGATTTTATAAGAAGAGCAGTTACCCCATCGTTTACAGATCAGGCAGCACAACCTATAGCAGGAATAACAACTCCGTCTGACTTTTCAGACTTTGAAGGATTAGCAGTACAACCATCTGCCACTATGGCAGCAGGAGATGTCGGAAGACTTGCAAGAGCTGGGCAACCAATGGCAGCACAACCTATAGCAGGACTTGATCCTAATGAAGCAGCAAGAATTGCAAGAAGAGCAGCAGAAGCCAGACTAAACATAAGTGCAGAAGAGCAAGCAAGAAGAGATTTAAGGGCAATGGATGCTGCAACAATAACAGGAAGTGAAATAGCACAGGAAGATATAGGACTAGGTTCTCCAGACTTACCCACAAGAAAAACTGTAACAAGTGCAGAATGGGGGGATTTAGAGTATCATGGCTTAGACCAATATGGGCAACCTATATGGCTTCCAAAGTCAGTTGAAGGAGCAGATGCGCCTATGGGGGGAATATGGGGAAAAATGGTTAAAGGTATTAGTGATTACACAGGTATAGGCAGACCTGATACCGAGCAGGATTTTATAAGAAGAGCAGCAACAGCAGCCACCCTTAGAGGCGAAGGATTGGAATTTTACAAACTACTTACTGATAAAACAAATTTAGAAAATGATTTGGCAGACTTAAACAGAAGGGCATCGTTAACTAATGATCCAGCAGATATAGCTGCAGTAACAGAAAAAGAAAAAGAATTAAATGATGCCAATGATAAGGCACAAGCAGCAGTAAAGAAAATTTATTTAGAACCATCAATGTTGGAAGATATGCAGGCAGAAATTAAATTAGCAGAAGCTAATTTAGCAGATGCAAAAGCAAAAGCTAAAAGTGATCCAACTAAAGAAAATAAAGAAGCAGTTAATGATTCCACGCAAAAAGTAAACTCTGCTAATAAAAATTTAAACGATGCACTTTCAGGTGGAGGTATATCTGGTGGTGGATTGAGAATATTAGAAGGCACAGGTCAAAACATACAAAAATTAACAGATGCAAAAAATAAAGCAGATGCAGATGCCAACGCAAATCCAACACCTGCAAATAAAGCGAAGGCAGATGAAGCTAACAAAAATTTGAACAATGCTATTACTACTTTGACAACAGGCACATATACAGGCACAGGTGGATTACAAGGATTAACACCAGCAGCAGGAGCAGCAGGAGCAGCAGTAACAGGAGCATTAGGCACAGGATTAGGTGGAGCATTTAGCGAATTTATAGACCCTAGATCAAGGGCAGATATAATATCAGATATAGAGGCTGATCCTTATAG